CGTGCGATGGACATCCTTGGCATCAGCATTCCCATGCTGGCCAAGGACCGTGACGCCATGTTCTACCTCCGTGAGGAGATGTGGAACGAGGCGAATCTCACGTTGATCCGTAGGTTGGTCGGCGAGTACCAGCTCACGGGCATCTGCCCGTGGTCTGGCTTCGCCAGCTGATTGACCTACTGGTGTTAATGACGTAGGCTATGGATTCCCAACCTCTAATTAGGAGGATAGGATGAAAAGCCTTACGTCTCTCTGGTCCTGTACCGCGGATGAACTTGCGGTACGATGCTGCACCAGCGCCACGCGCGACATAAACTATGTCGTGCGTCGGATCGAACACGAGGGGTTGTCGTTTTTGGCGATTACCCTGGCGGACTTTGGAAAGGCCATCCAAAAATGGCTAGACCAAGGTCTCGTCGTCTCGTCGGACGTTCCGACCTTCAAACGAGGGTCGGGCAGTTCGAAAGGTATCCCGGTATTTCTATCGGGTTTCCTTAGACGTGTGTTTGATCCTTGTAGTGGTGCGCTTCTGGACGAGCCAGATATCGAGGCAATCTATGCCTTGCGTCAGCTAACGCTGATGTTCGGTAAGATCGCCCTCCCGGGGGTTGCCAGTGATGGCAGCCCACTTGCGTCAAGCGACCGTAAGGTCGTTTCGGCGCAACGCGAGAGGCGAGCGATGTCTGACTATGTTCAGTGTGAGCAGGATGTCCGGTTCTACGACTCCATTCTTGATCCCTCCTATATGGAGGATTTCAAGCGGATGTCGAAGGTGCTTTTCGGACGACTTTTCTCCCAGTTGGACAGAGATGTCTACTGGGGTCGAGTCATTCCGAGGCACGGACCAGGCGCTGTCGCTGACAAACTTACCAGTAATGGTAAGTGGAATCAGCGAACCTGGCCCTACCGTCTGCAGCGGGTTTTTCCCGCAGCAGAAAATCTCGTACCTAACCCCCGCTTTAGCGGAGACTTGGTGCGTGATTTGAACATCCTCGAACCCGGCGCGGAAGTGCCCGTTAGGGTCATTTCCGTACCTAAGACGCTCAAGACACCGAGGATTATCGCGATCGAGCCTACTGCAATGCAATATATGCAGCAGGGGCTTTACCGCGCGTTCCTCAAATCGTGGAAACAGGATGTCTTCCTGTCACACGTGATCGGATTCGATGACCAAGAGCCTAATCGGCTTCTGGCTCAAAGAGGCTCCCTCAGCGGGGACCTCGCCACACTCGATCTGAGTGAGGCATCCGATCGTGTCTCGAATCAGCATGTACTAGCCATGATGGAAGACTATCCGCATTTGTCTGCGGCAGTCCAAGCCACTAGGTCTAGGAAGGCTGATGTGCCTGGCCATGGCGTTATTCGCCTGGCCAAGTTCGCATCTATGGGTTCAGCTCTCTGCTTCCCCGTTGAGGCCATGGTCTTTTTGACCGTGATCTTTTTGGGGATAGAAAGGGAGCTAAGTGCCCCGCTTTCTCGGAAGGAGCTTATCAGGCTCTTTTCCGAGCAGGT